TCACGGAACTATTTCTTTTAATTTAATTTCTCTTAAATATTTTATTAATAGTTTAGATTCTTTTAATTTTTCAGATGATATATGCTTTGCACATTCGAACTTAGGTTTACAATAATTATTAAACCCAAGTAATTTGCAACTATCATATTTATCATAATGGTCGAAGCTATAAGATTTGTTGGGACAATTTTCTTTAATAAATTCTAAACAATTATCAGTATCTCTTTTAGTTTCATATTCATTTTTAGCGTCTTCTAAACTTTTCTTATAAACTATCTCTTCTCTACAATTTTCAATTATTATACCTTTTTCTAAGTCTTTTAAAATATAACCATAGCCATTTTTATCAATAACTTCAAATTCGTGACCCGGAGATATAATAAAATAAGGTTTATTAATTTCTTTAATTGAAATTACTATATCACCAATTTCTATTTTTTTACGACTTAATGGTATAATCATATTAGTTTAATTCTTTTTCGAGTCTAATTAGTTTTTTAATAAATTTAAATTGTTATAATCACCTTCTAATTCTATATAGAGTATTTTCATTAACCATGAACTTTTTCTTTGTTCTAATGTAATTGTCCTAATATTATTTTCAAAACAAAATTTTCGTACTTCGTTTTCAATGAGATTTATATTTGAAGTTCCACTCTCAACATAAGTTTTTAACTTATATTTTTTAGTATCAAAAGAACCACAGTAAACACTATTCATTTTTTAGAAATTTTAAAATTATTTTAATTAACAAATATAAATATTAATTCTCTAATAAAAAAACTTTTTTAAAAATTTAAAATAAATATGAACATGAAAATTGATAAAATTAAATTAGATAAAAATAATAGAATGTTAAGAATTGGCTTTGGAAAACATGAAGGAAAATATTTTTTTAGAATTGACTTGTGGAGAATTGGTTATAGAATTAGTTAAATTTTCTTAATTTTAATTTCCTAATTTCAGATTTTGAAGGATAATAGTCCAAAGTCTTAAAATATTTCTTGGGTAATATCATATTAATAATTCCAAATATTGGAAGTATAAATAAAAACCAAAAAGAAAAATAATAAACCAATAATATAACAAGCTCAAATATGCTTATTAAAATTAAATTTATGAATAATATGCAAATATTCTTTCATTTTGTAAATTTAAAGATTTTTTTTAATAATAAAAAAATTTATGAGGAAAATATTGGTGCATCCGGTGGTATTCGAAACCACGTCGCCCTGATTAAGAGTCAGGAGCATAAGCCACTCTGCCACAGATGCATATAAATAATGTGCCTGACTTTACAGGATCTTCAACTTCTAAGGTTTAAGGCTTTTTTGGCTCAATGATATGTTATTTACACTACACATTATTTTTTTGTAACTAAAATTGCTAAAGTTAGTTACAGAGCGGAGAAAAAGAGATTCGAACTCTTGCATCATGTTATTGATCTATACGCTTTCCAAGCGCACCCCTTAAACCACTTGGGTATTTCTCCTTTTTTTATATGGTGGTATTCCACCATAATTTCTTATCCATTTTTTTATACAATTTCCTGTGACACCATATTTTCTACCTAATTTTTCATATGACGTAGTTTCTATTTCAACTAATAGAGTATCAAGAGATGGTCTATTTTTATTTTTTCTTCTACTTATTTTCTCGCAACTATCACACAAACTTGATTTTAAGGTTATTTTTTTCCCACATTTACAATTTTTATTTTTGAAATTCTCTCGTTTTCTTTCTAAAGAGTTTTCATAATTTTCTTTCATTTTATTTTTTAATTTGGTTTTTAAATTAATATAAAAAACATAACCTTTATCTTTCACATCAGAATCTATGTTATATAAATTTTTAATATCATTTAAAAATTCAAAACTACCTGAACTAATGAAAGTACCCCAACCATCACCATCAAAATAACCCATTAAAAAAGATAAATTTAATTCATCATTTTCAAAAATAGGTAACCTTATATTTTTGCTTTTTTTATTTACACAACCTTGCTTTATTAAAAAAGATACAAATTTTTTAGATGTTATTCTTAATTGTACAGACTTATAACCTTTTTTATGATTTCGATTTTTTATTTTATTATTATTTGCTCCAGTAATTAAACAAAACTTCTCTAAAACAATTTTATCACTATCTTTTAAATCAATACTCAATCTATTATTTAGCACATATCCATCTGCATATAGAAAACCAAGCCAATATGATTTATCCTTTGAATTAATATTTTCGAAAAAATTAAAATCTAAATTTGGGTGAGCTTGTTTTATTGTTTTTAATTTTTCTAAATTTATATTATATTTTTTACATTTTTTCGAGATTGTATTTCTAGTATGACCTAATATCTTACCTATTTGTGTGAAATTATGTCCTTCATTTATCAATTCTTGTATTTTCTCTTTCATATTTTTTTATACTTATATATAAAAAACGAACTTGGTTTTTTATCATTTAACCTTTAGTGTAGTGGAGGTCCCTGGTTACGCTCCAGACTCTCATGCTCTTCAGGCACACGCTTTCACTAGATTAGCTTGACCTCCTTAAAAAAATTGGGGTGTTAGGTCGGTTTCGATCCGACTACCTCCTGAGTCACAGTCAGGCGCTCTCCCAATTGAGCTACAAACACCATATTAGGTGTCTAATGGAATTCGAATCCACATCTACAAGAGCCACAATCTTGCGCTTTCGGCTGTAAAGCCTTAACCAATTAAGCTATAGACACAGCGGAAAGCATCGGGGTCGAACCGATTGCGGGATTAACCGCACACTTCGCTTAGCAGGCGAGCCCTATCACCGTCAAGGTATACTTTCCAAATTGCGGAGACAGAGCGAGTTGAACGCTCACATCAAAATTGACTTCACTACTTTCGAGGTAGCATACCACGCCAATGGGTGTCTCCAAAAACAGAATACTTTTTTATAACAAATTTCAGGTTGTTTTTTTATTGCTGTTAGTATTCTTTGGCGGAAGAGAGAGGTGTCGATCCCCATACGCGAACGTACCGCTTGTTTTCAAGACAAGGTTGCCTGCCGAGACAATTTCTCTTCCAATTTATTGATAATCAATTACTTGCACATCGGGAGAGATTCGAACTCCCACACCAATCAAGGCACAATTTTGGAGATTGCTTAGCTTACCAATGCATACCGATGTATATTTTAGCGTACCTGGAAAGATTTGAACTCTCAATCTTCGGGTTTGGAAGCCGACATGTTGCTCTTGTTACACCACAGATACATATTTTAAGGAACAAATTGCAACACTTCCTGTTGGTTTGGCAGGGTAGATACGCTACTCTCTCAATTTGTTCCATTTGTGCGGAATATCGGAATCGAACCGACCTACTCCTGGACTTCACTCAGGCGCTTGAACACATACTCAGCTACTTCCGCATATTAGTGACCCCGCCCAGATTCGGACTGGGATATGTACATTAAAAGTGTACGATGGTGCCAATTACATCACGAGGTCTTACCTAAATTAAAGTCTTTTTGACTTTTTAACCATTTTTTAACAGCGTTACCTGTTACTCCATATTTTCTTCCAACAGCTTCTAAACTGGTTTCTTTAACCATTTTTATTAATTCTTCTATTTCTGGTCTATTTTCAACTTTTCTTTTTTGGTTTAATTTTGTGCAACTATTACACATTTTACTTGATTTCAATATTTGCTTTCCACATTTACAATAATTTGTTTTTTGTGTTTTTGATTTTATTTCAATTGATGCACATTCTCTACACATTTTACTTGTTTTCCATATTTGTTTTCCACATTTACAGAAATTTAATTTTTCTTTTTTAATGTGCGGTATTATTATAAGATCGTTTATATAGCTAATTAAATTTTTTATATATTCTTCTTTTTCTTTTCTATTGAGTCTTTGATAATCACTCCATTTTATTCTTATTATTTCCCAATAGTTATTTTTTAAATATTCGGTTTTTCTTTTATCAGATTCTATAACTTTTGGATCTAAATAATGTTGATCACCATCAACTTCAATAGCAATTCCTTTATTAACAATAGCGAAATCTATTTGGTATAAGCCAACTTGATAATATCTTTCATATTCAAATTTACCATCAAATATATCATTAAAATAATTTTCAGGATAACTTGGACCTTTACTATAATGATTTAATAGATATGGAACTTTTTCAGGATGTTCTTGTAAATATTTTTTTCTTGCTTCTGAAATTTTATTTCTTGTTTCATTTGAAAGTCTTTTTGGGTTTTCTTTATTATGTATTTTTAAAGATTCTGATATACTTCTAGTTTTAAATTTCTTATTTTTAACCGCTTTATTTAAAATGTTATTATTTATATTAAATTTTTCAATAACACTATCCCACATATTACCACTGTCATAAAATTTTTGAACTTCATTCCAATCAATTTCATCATAATGTAATTTATTTTCACTAAAATTTTTTATTTTTCTAATTTTACCTCTAATGGAGTATATACTTCTATTTAATAGTAATGAAATATCTTCATATTTTTTATCTATATTATTTTTTAACATATCAATTTCTTCTTTTGACCATTCTTTTTTCATAACAATTTTTTATTATTATATATAAAAAAACTTAAAGCCCCTTTCTAATTAAAATGAAATATTTTTATAAATAATTAAAAATAAAGTGACCCCGGTGGGACTCGAACCCACGTCTCGGATTTAATTCTCGCTCCGCATTAAAAGTGCGGTCCATATCCAGCTCTGGCACGGAGTCTTCCTAATATAAATCTTTTTGATTTATAAAAATTGTGTTGTTATGGCTGTTTGTATTATTCAACCCAACGTTGATTGAAAATTTCCATTTTACATACTTTGAATCAACACTTCTTTTTAAGGAAGCAACACAATATTTTTAAATGTTGGTATGGACTGTTGTTGGTCCCCTACTCGGGCGATCTTTCCATTCTACCATACTTAGTTACATAAGTAACGCAGTATTTCTTATTCAGAAACAACATTATTTTTATTCACTAATATTTTCCCAACATGTCAAAGAACTTTAAAACAAAAAAAGTCCGAACTTTTTATGGTTCGGACTTTTTTTAACTTCTTCTAATTAATAATTTATTTATGAAGTAAGCATTATAGTAGCCGAACCTTGGTTTTGTGACCAAAATTTAAAGGACTTACTATGTTTACTCATTGTTCTCATTGTTTAAAATTTTAATTTGTTTTTTATTATACTACAAAGATAAATAAAAGTTTTAAATAAAAAAATAATAATGTATATATTTTATAAAAAAAGTCGTTTTTTTCTAATTTTAATTTTAATAGAGTGTGCTTCACATCTGGCATGGAAAACTAAGTTTTCCGAATGATGGCTATACACCAGTCTTCCTCTCAACTGAATAATACAAAAAATTCAAAGTGTGTTGTTACACCAAAAGAACATTGATAGCATTGATTTTTGTCTTAGCATCTATCAATATGCAACAGCATTTAGTCTGTCCGGCTATTGCTTTACCTGGGGGGCCTTGTATTAGGTCTGTGTGTCCGATTCACACGTAAAGCACTAAACAAAATCCGACCGATATGAAACAAGAGATTTTAATGAATTGAGTAATTTACCTAATTTTGCTTCAGCAGGTGTTTTAATACCATTTTTAATATCAGCAATTCCAGATAGTATTTTTTTCTCTGTCAGTTTTAATATTTTTTCGTTAGGATTCATTTGTTTCTTTTTTAGATTTAAATATTTCTTTCCAAGCCCAGGCTATTAGTAATATTACTACTGCGATTTTTACTATTGTTTTCAAAGATTCTTTCATACTTATTAAAATGTTAATTCGACACCAGCGTTTTCATCTAAAAATTCACTTTCTTTGATTTTAAGAGTGATATGATATTTGAGATCATTTAAATTAGAAATAGACATATTATTTAGCATCATCAAGATTTTTTCAAATTCGTTACTTTTTTCTTTTTCTTGATAAGATGCAAATTTATTATCAAAAAGATCACGAATATAAGTTTCTTGATTTTGAATATTATTTTCTTTATAAAGAATAGTATTACTCATATCAATAGCAACATTACCTTTCATCATGATAGAGTTATAGCCAGTTTTAAAAACTAAGAATTTGTTATTTTGACGACAAAGATTTCTATAGTTTTTGATAGATTCGTAATCATTTTTCATATCTTCAGCGTATATACTACCATCGAAAAATCTTACATCAATAATAGTTCTATTATTATCTACGCAGATAATTAAAATACTATTTGATTTATCCCAAATATTGGAACTAAAAAAATCAGTTTCTGAACTTATAAAAGCACTGATATTTGTATCTCCGCATGTTCTCATCTGACCTTTTTTGGTGAAGTTAACTTTAACTTCTTTAACTTCAAATAATCCTTTGAAATCCATTCCTTTTTCATTTTTAGGTAGTTCCCTATCAATTAGAAAAGCAACAAGATTTTCTGCAAAACCTGATTGTTTAATATTAAGTTTCTTTTGTTTGAAAATTCTATAAGCGATATCAAGATTAATACCTTTGAGTACTTGTAATTTTTCTATGATTCCGTTTTCAATTTTCATATTTCTTTGTTTTTTGATATAACAAAGATAGTAATTTTTATTGAAAATAAAAAATAAATAAAAAATATTTTATTATTCGAGGATAATAGAATTGGATATTATTTCTATTTTTTGCTGATCTTCTTTAGAAAGTTTCCAACGGTTGTTTATTAATTTATAAACCATATCATTAAAAATATCATCTTGAGTATTATTATTTCTATAATTTGATTTGCTCATATTTGGTTGAATATAGTTATTATCTTCTAACCATTCGATTACTCTATTTATTTCGTTTACAGAGCAAGCCTCAAGAAAATCATCATAATCTACATTTACTTCTACATCTGTATAAAAATTCATTTGAGCCATAATTATTTTTTTTTAATTTTTAGAACATTTTTTAGAATTTGTTTGGCTCTTGTGAAACCGAATTTGTGTAAAGATAGGGACTGTTTTCCGACTTTCCAAATTTTAACTGATTTATTTATTGAAACTTGCTATTTATCACGATTCGAATGCCCCGCAAAGTGAGCGGCCATGACTTTGAGGAAGGTCATTCCGGAAACGAATTCATTTTGCCGTGGAGGGGGTGGGGTTGGAATGTATATCTTTGTGGGCTGAAAAACATGGATAAAATTAATGAATGCACCGGGTACCCTGAACGGTGGAAATGCAGCCGGTTTCCGCTATTTTGACATCCTGATGGCTTTGTTTGTAGCCGTTTTATTGATTTCAAATATCGCCTCCACCAAGATCGTGACCTTGTGGAAGTTCACCTTTGACGGGGGATAGATTTTGACACATTTTTCTTCTTTTAATTATGAGGTCTGTAATTTCTTTTTCAAAATCAGGATTAACTTCTTTTGCTAAAGGTAAAATATATTTTTCAGTTTGGTCAAGGTAATCGTTTATTTTTTGATTTGTATGTGTATCAAGATGTAAGTCTGTTAAATTTTGAATTCTATCAGCACATTTAAGAATTTTAGCGCGGGTAGAGGCTGTTTGTAATCTTTCTAAGTAATGAATTTTAGTTTCATCTTTCATTCTTGTTACTTCAAGAACAACATTAACAACATCATTACCATCTAGATCTATAAATCTTATTTCGTCAGCGTTTTGATTATCAATATCCTCTAAAATATCATGCATTAATGCTGCTTTAAGTAGTACGTGGTCGTCAAAGTATTTATAATCGAAAAGTATTCCGAGTGTGGCAAAGGAGTGTCTGAATTGGTTTCCACCTGTTAGTCTTTGAACTCCTATAAGGACTGTTGCTTTTAGCATATAGGGAGCTAAAACAAGATTTTTGAGTGATGTTAATTGGTCCATAATTATATTATTTTAAAAGGTTGTCATTTCAATTTTAGTAAAATTTTAACACTATCTACTGTAAATTTGTATCGTTTTCCAGTATTGTCTTCAGCGATAATTGGAAATTTAGGTGATCGAACATTAATTTCCGTAATCGTGAAATTAATACCCTTATTTGTAAATTTTTTACCAATAATGTCTTCAGGTAAATTTAATGATTGATAAACCCAAGTATCATATTTTTTAACAGTACCTAACATTTCAATTTTGAGCTTCATTATAAAATTATTAGTGTCTAATGATCCACCATGAGGTGATATTTTAACGCCATATTTTTTGGCAATTTTTTCAAGTGCTAATACAGATTCTTCTTGAATTTTTTTTGCTAAATTTTTATCGAACGACATAATATTAATTTTTAATTGTTTAAAAAATTATTTAATTTACTTTTTCTATTTTCTTGAAGTTTTAAGCTTTCATATTTTTCCTTATTATTAATAAATATTGCTGAAACATAAGGCATTGAAACACCATCCCTTAAGAAGGTACTAGTTTTTATTACATAATCATTTTGTTCTTCCATTTTATTAAAGTATTCAGGTAATTCTACTATTTTTTTATAAGTACCCCAGTAAGGAGGTGTATACCATTTATAATTTTTATTATTGAAATTTTTTTTTTGATTTATTTGGCTCTACTTCGTATTTAACTTTGATTTCATCGAGTTTTTTATTATCAAAAAATATTATAGTTGTACAAGTACAAATATAGCCTTTTCTGGAATAATTTTTTGGTTTCATATTATCTAACTTATTCCTACAAATATAGTTAATTTTTATTAAAATAAAAAATTAATCAATAAAAATTTTTCCTTTATTTGGAAAATTATAATTTTTTATTACCTGATCAAATACTTGATCAACAGTAGGGTGGCACAAATATAATTTAGGATCAGGATCAATATCTTGATTTATTGTTTCAGGTCTTTCTAAACAAAATGGAACTGGAGCCATAATATTATGCCTATTATTATGAGCCACATTATATTTCATGTTTGATGCACAAAATATATTGCAAGTACCTAAAATATATGAATATTTATAAGTTTGTTTTCCTTTTCTATATGGTGCTCTAAATCTTGGATCAATCGAACTTCCTAGTTGAATTATGTGTATATCTGTTGTACCAGCTAAATGTAATATACCAGAGTCCATCGTTATAACCTTTGAAGCTTTATTTAGAACATGCCAAGTTTGATGTATATTTATTTTATTTATTAGATTTAATCCTAATTTAATTTTTAAATCATATAAAGGTTTTTGAATTAGATATGTACCCATTTCACTTGAATCTTTACCTATCATTACAATAGGTATACCTATATTGTTTAATCTATTTATTAGGTCTTGCCATCTTTCCTTTTCCCAACTTCTTGATGGCCAAGTTTTTGAAGGATGTATAACTATATATTCGTTTGGTAGTCCTTTAATTTCTTCGTATTCATCAGGATAAAATTCTAAATCCATTTCTTCTGGAAGAAGCTGAAACCCTGAACTTAATGCATGTAATTGTCGTATATCTGTTCTTGTGTGTGTAAATTTGTCGGGTCTAAAACTTTCTATTAATATATCATCTTCATTTGCGTTATAATCATCTGTTAATATTATATATGGATAATTTTTTAATAAATCTGGGTTATACGTGAACACATGAATTTTTTGTTGATATATTTCACTTAATTTTTTTATAGTTGGTATTGAGCATAATATATCGCCTAATCCATGAGAACCTATCAGAACTAATATTTTAGACATGAATTTATTTTTTTAAAAATTCTGCAACTTTTTCAAATTTATTAGCATCTTCTGGTTTAATAATAAATTCGTCAAAAGCACCGTAACAGCTTTTATAACCTAGAATATATTTTATACCATAAAATAATCTTTTCCAGAAAGAATGTTTGGCTAAATGTATGTGAATATATACAGTTTTGTCTATTATATTTTCATTTTCATCTTTATCTTCATCGTATAAAAATATAAGTTGATGATCAGTTGAATGACATTGACATATTAATAAATCTGGTTCCATATTATTATTTTTTATATTATATATTATTATAATGTAAAAAGTTTTAAAAACAAGATATATTTTATTTCATATATTTAGAATATGGAATTAAAAGTTGGAGATAAAGTTAAAGATATATATTCAAATATGGAATTAAAAATTGGCGATAAAGTTAAAATTATTTTTATTGAGGATCATATTTTTGAAATTATTGGTTTCAAATTGTCATTTATTAACCTAAAAGATTCCACGATGCTATATAAATTAAAAATTAATTATCCTATTGTTGTTGATGGTTTAGATTTTGATAATCAGACTATATGGATGAATGAATCTAATTTAATTTTTATTTCTAATAAAGAAATAAGAAAATTGAAGTTACAAAAATTGGTATTATAGTAATCCTATTATCTTTTCACCTGCTCTTATACAAGAAACTACATCACTTTGACAATATGTTTTAATTTTATCTAAATCTTTATTAATCCAAAATTGATTATGAACATCTTTACCCATCATTATATCTTTTGGACTTTCAATGTTTAAAAGATATAACATTTCATCTAATGATACATTTTCTAAAGTTCCATAATTTTTCCAAACTTCTGCTAAGTCTAAAATATTCATCTCCCAAGGTTTAACATTGAAGTTTTTGAATAAATTAGGAATATTTAAGCCGTATTCTAAGAATTTCCTATTTAACCATGGAATATCAAATCCTTTAATATAAAATCCTGATAATCCAAGTGATGTTTTAGATGAAAATTTTTCAAATATTTGTTGAACTTTAATTATAATATTTTTTTCATCAAAATCACAAATAGAATTTAGAACAATTTCATCATTTTTAATGATACCCATAGATACACAAACTACTCTACCAAATTCTGGCATTAACGGTGATTTATCAAGATATACGTCGTTTGGATTTATTTTCCAATCCTTAAACTGATCGCTTTTTCTTTCAACTTTTCTAATAAATAAATCATATCCCCTAATATCATTATATTTTAGAGTTTCTAAATCTGGATATTTACCAGCAGTTTCTATATCAAAATAAATATAATCTTTATAATTCATAAAAATTTATAGATTGCTTTTATTTTTTAGTTTTAATATTTATTATATAAACTTTATTTTTTAAAGGATATATAATTTTATAAATTTATAGATAGTGGAAGAATTAGATAAAGATTATATTAAATCTAAAATTCAGGATGTTTTAAAAATAGCACATTCTGATCCAAGAAAATTTAAAATTAGGGAATATCCTGAAAGATTAGCTTTTAGTTGCCCAATATGTGGCGATTCACAAAAATCACCAGGTCAGAAACTTAGAGGAAATTTATATTACAAAAACGCTCAATTTATTTGTTTTAATGAATCCGGATGCTCACGTTCTTTTTTAAAATTATTAAAAACTTTTAATATTGAAATTGATTTACAGAAAAAAATGGATCTATATAATTATATAGATACTCATACTGTTTATAAAAAGGAAGATAATTTTGTTATTCAAAAACTTGATAGATTAATAGATATAGATTTTATGACAGAATATTTTAATAATAATCCTTCTACACAATTCTCTAAATTTTCACCTATTAAAGTCAATTCTGCTGTATATCAACATTTAAAATTTGATAGATTAATAAATAATTTTGAAAATTTATATGAGGCTGAATATTCAATTACACCAAAATGGAAAGAAAAAGTAATAGTAATTTTAAATAAATCAGGTAAAAAAGTATTAGGATTACAGATTCGTAACTTGAAGCCTGGTGATAAAAGAATGTTTAAGACTTTTAATTTTGAAAAGTTACATAATATGTTACATCCAGATGATCCTTTAGATGAAATTGAATCTGTTTCATATAATAAAATATCAAATTTTTATAACATATTAAATGTAGATTGGGATAAGCCAGTTACTATATTTGAAGGTTATTTGGATAGTATATTTATGACTGGTAATAATTCAATAGGTGCAATAGGAATAAATTCAATAGATGATATGTCTTTTTTAATGGGAGATTCGGATATAGATTTACAATTTTTCTTTGATCAAGATAATGTAGGAATTCGTAAATCCATCACTATGTTAGAAAAGGGGTATAAAGTTTTCTTATGGCAAAAATTAATTGAAGATTTATTAAAAAATAAAAATGATAAATATCAGGCGAAAAATTATTTATTAAAAATTAAAGATTTAAATAGATTAGCACAAGAGGTGAAAGATAGTGATAAATTTAATAAGATAGATTTACGTAATTATTTCTCAAAAGATATATTTGATAAACTTTATCTCGATTTTACATTATATCCTAAAAACAAGAAATAAAAATGAGTAGCACATTTGATAATATTAATTATTACGATTCAGTAACTAATTTACCTGATTATCTTCCACAAACTTCTATTTCAGGAGATATTTATAATATCACTAGTTATAATACTGGTTTAGTTTGGAATTTAGTAGATACTATTGGATATGATTTTGATCTTAAATCTCTTATATTAAATTATGATAAAGAAGAAATTTTAGATAATATTGATATTAAAGAAATAGAACAATACCTAAGAAAGAAAAAAATGAATAAACTAAAAGAATTGGAAACATAAAAAGAATTTCTAAGTCAATGGAAAATATTACTAATAAATTTAAAGTTGGAGATTTAGTTATATCAAAAAGACCTAGTATCATTTATCCTTATGATATAGACTTAACTTCAAATGTTTATTATGAAGTTACAGGAGTTAGATATAATATATTCGGAAATCAATTAATATCCATTGACATGTTATCAACTAATGGGAAAAATTTTTCAATAACACCATCATCAACAACTACACATACAACTACTATAGGTTTTTATAATGCGGAAGAATTCATAACTTTGAAAGAATTTAGAATACAAAAATTAAATAATTTAAATAAACAAAAATATGATTAAAGTTTATATTGCAAGTGCATATAGAACAGGTGATAGTGCACTAAACGTAAGACGACAGATGGACGTCGCAAATAAGTTGATTAATGATGGTTTTAATCCATTTATACCTTTACTTTATCATTTTCAGCATATGGTTCATCCAAGATCACATCAAGAATGGTTAGATATTGATTTAGAGTGGGTCAAAATTTGTGATTGCATTTTAAGAATAAAAGGACCTTCTGAAGGTGCAGATAAAGAAGTTGAAGTAGCTATTGATTCTGGAATACCAGTTTTTTATGTAAAATATGATAATGATCTTATTGATAGTATGAATGTTGATAACGTAATTGATGAAATTAAAGATCATTTTAATGAATGGTAAAAACTTAGTAAAAAATGCAAGTTGGTGATATTATTATTTGTAAAGAAGATTTTGATGTATTTGACATGCATAGATTTTTTTATTATAAAGGTGCAAAATATCAATTAGGTGCAAAATATCAATTAGGTCTTCCTATGAAGGCTGCGGATCAGGGGTAATATGAATAATTCATGGCATATAGTAAGAATAGATGAACATAATAGACCTTCAAAAAATTTAAGTGATAATGGTTGGTTTTCAGAAGAAGAATTATATAAATTTTTTGATTGTATTACATATTTAAGATTTAAAAAATTAAAAAAAATAAACGAAAATAGCAATTTATGAAACAAAAAGAAGCTGAGAATAGAATTAATCATATGATTAAATCATCTAATGTTAGGTTAGTAGGTGATAATGTTGAAATAGGCGTTTATGATACTAGAGTAGCTTTGAAAATGGCTAGAGAAATGGAACTTGATTTAGTCGAAATTTCCATAAATAATGGACAACCTATTTGTAAAATTATTGATTATCAGAAGTTTCTTTATGATAAGAAAAAGAAAGAAAAAGAGATAAAGAAAAAACAAAAGCAAAATCAAATTGAGACCAAAGAGATTAGGCTAGGTCCTAACATTGATGATCACGATTTTAATTTTAAATTAAATCATGCTAAAAATTTTTTATCTGATAATAATAGAGTATTTCTTTCTTTAATGTTTAGGGGTAGAGAAATAAATTATAAAGAACAAGGTGAAATTATTCTTTTGAAATTTGCAGATGAATTAAAAGGATTAGGAGTTGCCGAATATTTACCTAAATTAGAGGGTAAAAAAATGCATATGACAATTAAGCCTATTAAAAAATAATTTTATAAACAAATTGTAATTTTTTTTGTTCATAATTTTTTTATTTTAAATTTTGTTGTTATATTTACATTGTAAATAAATTAATTAGTCATGAAAGCAAAAGTAATTTTAAATTATGATGATTTTAAAACACTTATTAGTGGTGGAATCGTTAAAAAAGACGGAGTTAATATTATATTATCCGACATTGGTTATGATAATATGATTAATGCAATCTTAATGGAGTATCGAAAAAGTAATAATATATCAGAAGACGAAAATCCAGGTATTTAGTATGAAGATTGGTGATTATGTAATTCTTATACAAGATATTGATATGCATAATAAAGTGTATAAGAAGGGTCATATATTTAAAATTTATAATGAAAGTGATAGAGGTTGGGATTTAATAGATAGAAATGGTGATAAAATTGATGAAACAAGATTTTGTTCTGATAGATATGAATTATATGATATTAAAAAATCTAGAAAAGAAAAATTGAAAAAAATAAATGGAAAGTATTAATAAATTAGAAGAATTATTTGAAAAATATAATTTCGATTATATTTTCATTAATCCTAATGATATTATAAAGCTCGATTTTTTATATATTCCTGAAGAAATATTTACAGATTTTAAATCTTTACCTAATTATTTGGGCGCAATTAAAATAAATAATGTAAACATAGAAGTTTATTGGGATAAAAAAATCACACCTGGAGATGTGATTTTTAAATATAAAAATATTAAAAAAGAGAGAAGTGCTAAATTATCTAACATAATTCATGATAGTATTGACTAATACTTTCATTTCATCTTCATTTCTTGCTAATTTTGTGATATGAGGAAATGTCCATAAAGAAAAATCAGAAAATTTCCAATCAGTATCCGTCATCCAAACAAATATAGGTTTATTTAAGAAAGATTGCATTTGTAATTCCCCGAAAGTGCCAGCTGCGGCTGCTGTATTTAATCCTAATAATATAAAATCCGAAATCCTAACTAAATGTTCATCATCAACCTCAATTGATCTTGACATAGTTCTTCTGATATCTGTCATAGTTGGTTCATATTCTTCAGGCTCAGTTTCATGTGTAAAGGTTTTATAAGTTTTAGTACCTTGTAAAAAAGATGGATCTTTTGTTCTATCAACTTCCTTCCTTACAGGATTTAATATTAAAGGAAAATTATATAATCTCTTTATTTTATTTGGTCTTTTTAAGAAATTTTCTAAATAAGGACCATCAACAACCCTTTTTGGTTCAGTTGTACCAAATTCTTTTAAATCAATCTCTGGAAGTCCAGTCTCTTTTCCTGGAAAATTTTCAAATTCGTTTTCAACTATAATTCTCCAACCAGCACCTACATCTTTTGATTTATCCATTCCACCTGCCAAATATATGGATTCAATTTTAAGACCTGGATAATTTTTAAAGACATTATCTAATGAATTTAGATCAAATATATCTAATTTATCATATAAATTTAGATAAAAGTCTTTTTTCCTATTGATTAAATATGTCCATATTTTATTGTCTATGGTTTTTCTGAATTTGATTTTTAGATTATTAACAAAGTTAGTTAAGAATCCTTCGTTTAAACTTTCAGATTTCATAGATAATTCTTTTAATGATTCTCTGAATCTTAAAATTTCATTTGAAGGTGTGTTTTTAAAACAATCTAGTATTGATAATAAATCATTTTCTGGATTAAAATTTTCATTTAGAAATTCTCTATAATTAGTTATAATTTTCATAATATTATTTTTAATTTTTCATATATATCTTCGTTATATTTTATTCTAATAAGACTTATATTATTTTTTATACAGTATATATTTTTAATTTTATCTCGTTTTTTTATTTCTTCTAATTTTTCTTTTCCATATATTGGAATAAAATGTTGTTCGCCGTCATATTCAATACAAGTACTTTTATTTGGTAAATAAAAATCAAATATTAATTCTTTTTTATATTTACAATTTTCAAATTTCATTTGATGTATAAAATTTAGGCTGTTTGATAATAAAAAGTTTTTTATTAGTTGTTCATTTTTACTAATATTGCATTTAGGGCATCCTTGACCTATAAGGTGCATATCTGGTCTTTGTAAAAAATCGACATGTATTTTGCAACTTATTATTACTTTTGTTTTATTATTAATATAATTAACTTTAGAATAGTTATATGTATAATTATGAATTAAATTCGATTTTTTTAAAAATAATAAAGAATATTTAGTTTGAAATGTTTTTTTAATTTTTTCATAATTTTTATCACATTTTAAGAAATTTATATTTATATAATTTTTTATTTTTTCTCTTTTTTTCTCTTTTACGAAATCTAATTTAGATGAATTTTCTTTTCCATATTTTTCTAACAATATTGACTCTAACCTTTTATTAATGCAATGTGTGCAATAATATTTATTATTATTAATACAAGATAAATATTCTCTATATGGTTTCATTTTTTCATTTCCACAATTATCACATTTAATTGGAATTTTAATATGAGAGTTTTTATTTAGGTCATTAATATTAATTTGGATATTATCTTTAACTTTACAATTATAACCTAAATTATTATAAAATTTAAAATTATTTGGAGTTATGTTTATATTTATTTTTTTAATTAGAATCATTGTTACTAAGTTTTGGTATTAATTATTATGTTTATTGTAATATTTAGAAACTGTATAATTAAACCAATTTCTTGCGATAAGATTAGATTCTATTGTATATAATAATAAAGGTTTTATTTTGTTAAGAAAATCAAAAGTTTTTTGATTTTGAAACATAACGTTTGAGAATGAATTTTTTATTAAATTTTCTTCATAGTCAAACCCCGTTTCAATTTTATCATTTATATGTTTAAGTTCATGTAATTCTTTTATATGTAAATCTTTTTCTATCATTATAAATTATATTTTTTTGTTGCGTTATAAAATTCTAATTCTTCTGGTGTTAAAATCTCTTGCCTAATAAAATCTTGTTCTAGATGCTTATCTTCTAATGGTTTAAAATTAGGTATTTCTTTTTTATAATTTTTAAGGTCGTTATAAATTTTAGAGCCAATTCTCCAATCTGAGGGAGAAATCTTTCGTGTAAAATCATCAAATTTATTTAAAAATTTATCAATTTCTTTAGAAAAATCTTCTTTATGTTTTTTAAATTCGATTGGAGTTAAAATTATTTTCATTATAAGTTATATTTTTCCGAATTAACAAGTAATTCAATTTTACTTTGTAATTTATTTAATGCTGATGGTGTTAAATAAAAAATAATTTCAATGCCTTGTAATCTTGCATCTTTATATGATTTAATATCAAATTTATTAAAATATTCAATAATATCTTTAATCTTTTCGATAAAAGTTGCTGCCTCATAATCTATTTGTCCAAATAAAAATCTGATTTCGTTTTTATAAAAAAATGAACCTAAAAATTCGTTACAATTATCTTCCAATGATAATTTGTTAACTATAAAATCATCAATTTTTATTGATGTATCTTCATATACATATTCATTTTCTTTATAATCTTCTGGAACATATGTTTCAAATATTTTAACGTGCATCATTATTCTTCAAATTGTTTTATTTTTCATTTATAAGTTATATTTTTCTGTTTCTTGAAACATTTTATATCTTTCAATAAGGTCTTTATATTTTTCTAAATCTTTTTTATTCATTTTTCTGATTATATTATAATATGGTTCTTCTACCCACCAGTCTTCTCCACGATCTCTAGCTTCTAAATCAATCATTTCAAATAGCCCAAGTTCCATATGTAGAGACATTATCATTGGTTTAGGTTTTCCTGTAAAATAATCCTTTAACATAATATATTCGCCTTCTTTATATGATGGTAATTTTTTAACTATATCACTTTCTGAAATAGTAAATTCCTCATCTTTCATATTTTTTGTTGCATTCCAAACAGTAAATTTTGTACCATTTTTATCTTTGTGTATAGAATCAATAACTACCAAACGATTTTTAAGGTTTAAGTCAGGATTTGTGACAATAAGCATGTCATCTACATTATATTTATTTAAGTTTTCAAATAATTTAAAATTAGTTATCATGCAGTTAATTTATTTTTTATCTGACCATATATAATATCCATTAAACTCATTTTCATAAGTCATTTTGCCTAATGTTGATATTACATTTAGAGTTGTATCAAATGTTATAGTTTGTTGAAATGAATATTTAACTGCTTCTTTGTCAATAAACGATAAAGGTTTAACTTTAATTCCAAATACATCAATTACATCTGGTAAGTTCGTATAAAAATCAGATAATGCAAATGTCACTAAATTCTCTCTAATATTTTCAACATCTTCTTTATCAAATATCATACATTTGAAAACTACTTTTTCGGTACCTAGAATATCACCTGACATATCATTTACTTTATAAAGATGTTTTCTTTTATCAGTTAAATCTATATATTGCTCATATGATTTATAATAATCAACAAGAAGTTTTGTATATTTCGTTCCTGCTAGTTTAATATTATAGAAAAAATCTTCTAATTTAACATTAGGAATTTCGAATTCATATAATGAAGACCATTCTGTGAATTTTGTTATATTTAATGTTTCTTTCATATTATTGGTTATTTTTAATATCTTCTTCTAAATTTTCTATTAATTCTTTTATTTCATAGTTTTTTATTTTTATTGGCTCACAAAAATCCTTTTCGTGCCCCATTTTCCATTTTATAGTTGAGTTGTTTTTATTTATTTTTATGATTAGTCTTGATGCGTCAATATCTGTTTTTAAACCTAATTCAGAATGGGCCTCTTTGTATTCAAAAGTTATAGTATAATAAACTATATCTTCAACTAATTTAATGCAACTTTTTCCATATCTATTTTTAATTTTTTTAGATAGATTTTTTAACATAATTGTTTTAGGATCTTGCAATGAGTTTATTAAACCTTCTATAAATTTGATAATGCAATATGTTGCACCAAAGCTACAGATAAATTGAATCAATTCTTGATAATTGAAATCTTCATTGTATTTTTTAATATGTTTCATTTTTGTTTGTTTATTTTTATATTCTTCATCTTTTTCTTTTGCAATAAAATCATCTAATATTTCGTTTAAGACTTGTTTCACTAGATTGTTATATTCAGATTCATCTTTAACTAAATTGACACCTTTATTTTTTATATCTTCTAAAATATCATTAAATCTTTTACTATTTCGGTAATATTTTTTTAATGCTTGTGGTTTAGCCCCTTTTTTAATATAAAAGTTTATTATAGTATATAATTCTTTAAATATATCAGATTTAGCTTGCTTTATAAAATTAGAATTTTCCATAATATGTATATATATTATTTTAAATTTCTAATTTTTATATATAGAATTAAAAAATAAATAAATGAGATTTAAGTATTTTGAACAATATTATGATGATGGTGGCAAGGAATATAATTTTGATGATCTTGAAAAAATTGATAATTCCAAAAAAGTTCATTATATACCTGTTGGTTTAGAAAGTTTTATACCTGAAATAAATAAAATCAGAAATGATTTAGATAAAATACAAGAGGAATTAGAAGAAAATGGGCCAAGAGATGAAGAGCTTCAGGATGCAATTGATTCTTTAGATTCGGTGTTAGAAAAGTGGAAAAACACACCATTAAGTATGAAAGTAAGTAAATTTAATTTATAAAAACAAATTTTAATTTTGCAGTCCAAAAAAAATTGGTAAAGATTGAGAAAGTAAAGTCTAAAGCAATATGAACAATATTTATTGGATAAAGAAATGTTTAATTTATGATAACAAAATTTAAAATATTTGAAAATATTATAAATGCTACCGCTGATGGGCTGGAACCTAAAACTTATTGGTGTGTGAGTATAAATGAACTCAAAGTTTCGTTAGATAAAATAGAGAATATTTGTGGTACTCCAGTTTCTAGTTATTATTATTCAAAGGATTTTAAAAAACACAATGTTCATCCTTATTGTTATATAGGATATAATGAAAGCTTAAGCTTATGGGAGTGGGATAAATTAATATTGGACGATGAGCGACTCGACCTATTAGTTTATTATTTTGGTGATCAGGTATTTAAAGATGATAATTATAAATTTGGTGGTTATATAAATTGTAGTGAAGAGGAAGTTCAAGATTATATAGATAATTATGAATTTATGAAAAAATATAATTTATAA